GAAAGTCCTCCGGCACAAGGTCGAAGAAGCAGTGTTCACGAAGGCGTATTCTACCTATCTCAAAGGACTTCAGATAGGCTCGAAATCTTCTCTGCGAACTCTCCAGCCTCTCTTTCAAAAAATCGGGACAAACCTCTGCTAATGTGAATCCATTACACAAAAGCCACGCATATTCAATAGCGGGATCTGTGATAGATCCCGTGTATCTCCATGTCTTTGTCAGTTCGGTGGGGAAGTCTTTAAAGTAGAGTGCGCCGAGCGCATACACTCCCACACACTCTGTTTTGTCGTCTAACGTTTGAAAAAACAATTAATATCCCGAAGAGGCGCCAGTGGTTCCTTCTGACTCTGCGAACTCTGCGTCCTCTACAGCATTGAGGTGTTCTATAATATAACTCAATGAGCCGCTGTAGTCAAATGTTTTATTGAGAATTCTTTCGAATGAGTTCAATGCAGTGTCCAAACCACGACCTAGGTATAATTCAATACAATCATCAATCATTGAATTTTGTTCATTTTCGGGGAACTGCGATTCTTCTTCCACGAACCGGATCTTAAAATAAAACCTTAGAAAATCTTCATCTGTAAAGTGCTTGGCCAGAGATGCCGCCGTATAAGTAACAGGGCGAACATGTCGAGATATTGTTCTTCCCTTGTATTGCTCCGTTACCAAAAAGTTTTTTAATTTAACTTTATTATAAAGCGCAAGAAGATCACTTTTAAAATTTTGAAAATAATCTAAATGCGCGCTTCTGTAATAGGTGTTAATGATTTTATCGGTGGAATTCAGTCCATAAGCCGTTGCATACCCAATCATCATGGACTTATACGGGACTACGCCAATATCCGCCACAAGGCGCCATGGCATGCGCCTGTCTACCATAAAACCATAGGATGCGCATGCGTTCAAATAAAAATCCCAATTATTGCTGTTAACAAACTGGTCAATTTTAGCCTGATCGTTGGATGCATTAAGATCGGCTATTTCAATAACCAACCCAGAACAGCCGACCGGTGCTCGGCGACTCTTGATATATCCGGGGCGAGTAAATGGCTCCTTTCTGGCGCTTGCCCCCAGCATCTGCGAGAGATGGTCGAGAAACTCATTGAAGTTTTTAACCCTAATTCGTTGTCTTTTGAAAGCGATGCTCATCGCAGCAAAATATACATTTCTGTAGCTTCGGTAGGCACCTTCTGGAGATGTATACGCATTATACACTTTTAAATTTGATAAATACGGATCGGTAGTATCAATTTTGCGCGCCATTGCACATTTTTGGAACTGCTGCGCTAAATCATTAAACGCGTCCACAACAAATGCGATGGCGCCAAGCCCCTTTACTCGCACGGTGGCTTGATTAAATTTTTTAATAGGGGCGCGCTCTGTATTCACCATCATGGGAACAAATTCCCTGTCGACGCGTCCATACAAATATTTTTCACCAAAATTGAAATCAGTCAAATTAGTATAACCAGTTTCGCCCATTTTAATGTTATAAGACAATCTTTTGTTGAAAAGTTCTTTTGTGGGGGCGCGGTTGCTCGTGACATAAGTTTCAGCCATTAGCTACTACCTCGTTGGCATTTTCTCTGGATGATACTCCCCATTTTAGGCGGATTGTTTGGGTCATATTTTTCAGCCACCCATTTTGCTGTAATGGTGCTATTTGCCACGCCGGCGCCGAAGCGATGTTCCGAACGAATAATCATATGATATCCCCCAATTCCCAACTGCGTTAAAGACTCGATTTTTAACGCGTCAAGATCAACGTTGGGCGCAACACTCTCGGGTTCGACATATATGTATACCCCCGGAAAGGTGCCAACATTAGAGTAGGTCTCAATCTCCACATCATACATCTCGCGCAATTGTTGAAGTCCGTCATATCCCTGTTGTTCAAATCGCAACTCCTTAAGTCCTGGTGAGTCGGTTTTTCTAAAATTGATAGTTTTGACTAGTCCCCTGTCCTTTCCGATCCCATAATGATAAATGCCCTGCTCTTCGTCCTTCTTTTTGTCCCCGTCTGCCCTTTCTGCCGGCATTATTCGACCCGCATAATAAACTAAATAATTCATTTCATGAGTTAAAACCTCGCCCTTGTCGCCGGGTACCGGGTTGGGCTTATTTTTGGGGCCCGCCACATCCAATAGGGGCCTACGTTCCTCCGGGATCCCTTCGATCTGTTGGGTGGTCACGCGCCATGGCACGTTGCCCGTCATCGCCGCAGTGATTTGATCATAGTGATACGGGCCATCCCTATATGCTGTAACGGCGGCTTGGCTCAATCGGACGGACTGGCGCAACTGACCATTGAAGCAATCTCCAGTTCCTAAAAATTCACGCACAAATTCATTGAGAAAGGCATTCAAAAAATTGGCTAAAGTATACACAACTTCTTTCCTCTGGAGCGTTTTTTTAGTAAGCCATTGCATAAAATACTTAAGCGATATAGGTACGTCGCCCAAACTAATAAACTTGCTCTTGCCAGGATCTAGAGGGTGGGTAATCTCCAGCGGACCCAACACAACTCGCAATCTTGTGAATGCCTCTGCGGCGCGCGAGAGCTTTTTTGTTTCCTCGATTTTAATGTCCGCGTCGGCTTGGGGGGCCAATCCACCGTTGATCCAATTAGCCTGATTCTTTAGGCTTGAGCCAATAGATGCCAAAATAACATCTATCAAATCGCTCACATAGAAAAAAGTTAAATGTCCGTCATCAAGAACATTTGGTTTAGTTTTGGGCCCCGAGGCAGATGGTGACGCAGTGGAAGATGCAGCAGCGGGAGAAACTGAATCCAAAATAGCTGTCAGCACGCTGTCATCAACGTCTGTGCTAATGGACCCAGATATATCTGAATCCTTTGTGGAGTAGGGGCCCTTCTCCTGAAACTCGGCAACCTTCTTATAGTCAAGTTCTATAATATAGATCTTGGTGGAGTCCGCGTGTTCGTCCCAATCCGTTTTCTCGACATCCGGTACACCATTCATTTGCGTTAACAAAGACTTTAAACTACGTTTTCGGTCTTCCTCGATATCTTTTTGCCATTCTTCTTTCTTTTTTCGAAGTGTGTCTGCGTTGGTACAATTTTGAACTAGCGTTTGATATACAAGTTTTCTTTCTAAAACATGTTTGGTGCTTTCTTCGTCCGTAAAAATATTAAATCCCGGCTGATCAAAAAAGTCTTCGATGTATGCCAAATAATTAATAGTAAACGTGACGCGTCCCATCTCATCAATATCAAATTCATGAACAGTGGGAGTCAAATTTAAACTAACGTAAGAATTGTAAATAGCTTGTCGTTTCTCGGTGTCGGTCGAATATTCATCACTTTTGAAAACGGTGTTGGCGCCGGCAGCGGCGCTAGCCCACCCTACCACGGCTTTAAGTCTAAAATTTAATTTATCCACACCGTAGACCAGATCCCCCCCCATGTTTCGAGACTCAATATAGTTCTTCACGAGGGGGCTTCCTGTCTTCAGCGCTAAATCAGCATAAGTCCACGAGTCTTCGTCTCCTTTGAGGGGATCTTTGCGATCCCTCAAAAGCTCACCAAAGCTATTTGCAAAAAGTGTTAGTTTGGCTTTAATCGACTTTTTGATTGCAAACGGATTATCGGCTTCGTAAGAAAAGGTAAAATCTTGTATACCAACGCCTACCCCCCGACAGGTCTTACTTAGAAGCAATTCCTCCGTCACATCTCTTTTATTGAGATGTGAATCAAACCGCATTTCGTGCATTTTCTCAAAGGGGTAATTCTTTGTTTCCGTTACTTTATAAAGTCGAATCATTGGCTGGAGTTGTGAAATTTCCGCTGCTGATAAATTATGAAGATGCTTGTGGCTGGGATATTGTGTAAGGAGATTCATAAATTTATAGGGATCTCCATCCACGATTAATGACGCATTTTTTGGGGCTAGCCCGGTCCAATACGCCCTCGCCTTGGCAGTGGGGTCCGCGGGAAGCCCGGGGCTTTTCAATCCCTTGTCTTTGGTTCTTTTATAATCCACCAAATTAAATATATGTGCTAGCAAATAACACTGTTCTTTGTATTCGGGCTTCGGCTCCAAATATTTGCGATCTTGCTCGTCTTGTATGGTGGTACACAATCCCGTGGCAAGGGAGAGGTCGACGGTGGAGCCAGTTTTTTTCTGGCGGGCGACGATCTCTTCGACACACTTTTTGTGCGCTGCCTGCTGCTCCTCGGCTGTCTGGCCGCTGATGGCGAGTGCTCGTTGCTTTCGGTCGCTGCTATGCTTGTTTTCTGCTGCCGCCTGTACCGCCGCTACGTTGTCATTATACTCTTTATCTTTTTGGGCTTCCGTTGCGCTGTCGTCAAGTTGTTCGTCTACTAACTTTTCTATGTCGACTAAAATCTTGGTTTCTTCATTGAGGGTTTCCTGCGCGCGGGCAGCTTGGCGCTGCTCGGCCGCAGCGAGTTCAATGGCGGCGTTGGCGCGCACGAGCGCCATGGCGGCGTCGGTGTCGCCGGCGTCTTTGTGCTGGTCTGCCATGCGGGTCGCTTCGAGTGCGGCCGCCCGGTGGAAGGCGAGTCTTTCCTCGGTCTTCGCCACCTGTTGGCGTGCTTCCTCGACCGGGATCGCGTACATCTTGTGCTTTAAGCGCTCTGCCATTTTTTAAGCCCTCAACACATTCAGGGCTTTTTCAAGACTCAAAGGAATCCAAAGCGTGGCGCCCGTTGGAATGTGTGCTTCTGTGGGATATCCGTTGTACTGAGCGATAACCCACCAAAATCCCTGATCGCCATAATATTTATATGCCAAGTTATATAAGCGATCCCCATATTTCCATAGATGCTGGGTTGTTCTCACCCGCATGCGTTCGCGAACCGTAGGATTATAAAGAGTGGGGGTGCCATATTGGACAATGGCTTTTAATCCCCTACCTTTGCGCAGCGGTTCATAAAACTCACTTGAGTTGGTGAAAATTGGTGCTTTTACATATCTTGCCATAATTTAGTTCCTTATCATCGGGGAGAAGAGGAGCCGACTGGCGGGACGCCTATCACGCTCGCTATAGCGGCTTGCTCGTTGGGGGATTTGCCGTCGCCGTTCAGCGCTGCTTCTTCGGCGCGCGTGACGGTTTCTCCAGCCGCTGCACCATAAGGGAAGGCGGGAGTTTGAAATTTTCCTTCTTCATCCCACCCCAAAGAGTGTTCGTGAATAACGGAGAAATTAAGATTAACCTCAATGATCTTCGACAAAATTGTCGATCCTCCCATCTCGACAACACCATCGGGGGCAGCAAGACTGTGATCAATCGCGACACTTTCAATAACCCCCAAAATACCGTTGGCAGCCACAGATCCACCACACACAGCAGAATACCCATCGGCATCGCTGGCAGTCGCTCCCTCGGCAGTGTTCCTGAGCAAGTTCATGACCTTGAGTCGTATAAGGGGCGATTGCGTTATGGTCTGAGCCTCATCGGCGCGAACATATGTGGGATATAAAAATTGTGCCAATGCTTGAACGCGAGCCAGGTTTTCATAAGCCTCTTTCTTGCTGGATGCGGGAATTTTAAAAGCCAAATTGATGCTCCTACGGGTTTGCTTAAACATATAAATGGGATCGGCTCGACCATACACAGATTCTTGGGCCCAATCAGAAGCAAATGTTTCATTAAAATTGGTGATAAATGCTTTAAAATAAACTGCTATTTTGCTCGGCATATGATAAAAGGAAATAACAGTTCCGGCGATCGCGGCGTAAGCATCGCCGGGATCATTAAAACTACCACCGTCAGCTTTAAAAGTTGGTCCTGTTACTGCATTCATTAGTTATTCTCCCCTATATCCCTTTTTGCTGTCTTAGTGTAGATTCAATATCTCTGCCCACTACTTTCAAAATATACTTATCTGTGATCTTATCATTTGAATCCTTAAAGTTAATATTATAAGTTTGCTCGGTGCGTCCTCCCGCAGTCGTGGTGCCGCCCTCTGCGGCGCCGGCGACAGTAGCAACTCGATTGCCGGTGGTGGCTGCTGCCATGGCTGCCCCTCCGGCGGCCGTCATCGCGGCTGTAAACTCAATAGTTTTTCTTGTGGGGAGGTCACTAATTGCGGCTCCAATTTTCATTATATTTTCTGCGGCGCCCGGGGACATGAGTGCAACAAAAAGATCCGTTATATTGTTAGCTACGCCGGCGATGGTCTCAATAACTTTTTGAAGCATCGAAAGGGGCGACAACAAGGTCTTAACTACCTTTCCAAAAATTCCCATTTTGTCTGCCAGGAACCCCCATATCGTTATAAATGAAGGGCTTTTTTCTTCACGCATAGTTCCCATCAGCTTGCCGATCCACGTATATAGCCAATAAAACGGATTAAGCTTCTTTATATCAGAGAATGATCCACCGAGAACCTTCCATGCCCCGGCAATGACGCCGAGGGCAACAGCAAAGGGCCCCCAGGCAGGCAGCGTGATCCAGCCCGCAGCCATTGCCGCTGCGGTCCCCAAGGCAGCGAAAATACCCAACACTACCGAAAGGACAACCTTCACGGTGCCGAGCATGTCCGAAAACACTTGAAGTCCGCTCGTAATTTTATTTAAACTGGCGGCCATCTCTTCGGCTTTAACATCTTTAAATACCATTAAAAATGTTTTTTTCAGTTTTTCCAAAATGGGAAGCATCTCGTACCCCATATCTTTCAGTTCCTTCATGGTTTTAGCTTCAGCCTCCGTGGACCCGGCGAGATCGTTCATATCCCCAGAAAGCAACTTCGATAAATCATCAACGTCTTCTAATCCGGCAGCCTCAGCAAAATATTTCTTCTGATAGTAACTCATGGACTCAAAGCTCAATCCGGCATTCAAAATAGAGTCCCGAATCATTTCAAATCTTTCGACTGGATCCGTCGCCATCATGAGATCCATTGCATTTACAAAGTTTCCTCCGAGAGCGGCGTTTAGTTTGCCTGCTTGCGTTGCTGCGCCGTCAAATGTATCGAACTTATTAGTCATGCGCAACAGGTCCCCCATTTCCATCCCTGTAATCTTCATTACTCTTTGAAGTTCCTTAAATGTTTGGACCGGATCATCAAATTTGGCTAGGGCTGCGGCGGATTGTCCCAAGGTGCTAACCAACTGCTTAAAATCAAGTTGCGCTGATTCGGCAAACGCCTCCAACCTCTGCATCTCGGCGCGAGCAGTCGGCATCGTCATACTAAATGATTTTGTTAGAGTTTCAAGAGATTTGGTAGTCGAGTCGGCGCCGACGCCGAGAAGTTCAAATGTACTTACAAGCTCTTGTACATTATCGCGCTCATTCCTTGACAGCATTGTAAAAGCAGTCAAAGTCCCATACAAAGCTTTGCCAACTTTGCCGGCTTGTTCCATTGATAAGCCAAACTCTGCCATGGCTTTATAATTATTTGTTACTTCGTTAGCTAATTCTTGCGAAGCTAAAGTTCCCTTTCTAAAGGATTTTGACAGCTTATCTAGACCAAATACCAGATCTGCTATTGCGGCTATAAAGCTTATAATGGGGGCAAAGAACAACAACGGACCCAGAGCCCTAATTAACACTTTTGCAGCCATGCCGGCTGCCTTAAGACCTTGCGCCATCTGAAAGAAATCTAAAAACCCTTGGTCGCCAACAACCTCCATAGACGCAGAAAATGCCGCTTTCATGCTTTTTGCCATATCCACTACTTGGCCGCCGCCCTTCTTCATACCCTTAAGCTGCCCCATCAATTTTGCGCCGCTCTTGGTAGTAAAGGCAGCTTCCAAAGATTTGCCTAAATCTTTCGTAGACTTGAGCCCCTTTTTTAAAGTAAAGTTCTGCTCTTCCAATACGTCTTTGTATTCTTTCGCTACTGTAACCGCGTCACCCCAAAGATCGATCTTTTTCAGAAGCTCTTTTTGTTCGTCCTTGGATAAATTATTGAAGTACTTCGCATTGTCACGCATCTTCAAGGCATGCTGATGCTCGGCATCCAGATACTTTGCGTTTTGCTCCGCATATAGAAGCCGACCATCCTCGGTATCCCTGTAATCCTTATACATTTTCAGGCGCTCTTTTTCGAGATCGAGGCGTTTTCGTGCGGTTTCGAGGACTTTTCCTTCCTTCTCGGCTTCGACGCGCGCGGCTTCCTCCCGATAAGACGGTCCAGTCCCCGAGGGATCGGGTGGACCACCACCACCACCACCAGTTCCGTCTCCTCCTCCAGTTCCGCCTGGTCCATTTGTCATAATGCGCTCCTATGCCTCCCTGCATAAAGGGAAGACACTATAATCGTCTAAAGCTAAATAGTTTCCTAATAAAAAAGACAGAAACGAGTTCTGTCTTTTGTGGGCTTATTGCCTCCTAAGTGCTTCGCTAGGATTATTGTGAGCCGTCAGAACTTGCGTGCGAGAATTACTACTGCTGCCGCCCTTCTGGGATGCCTCTTCGATTGCCTTCTTTTCTTCCTCAAGTTGCTTGATCAGCCTCTCAACAAACCACAGCCGCAAACCAACGGGAAGATTATATGCTTCCGAGAATGACCAACCGCCTGAATATTTCAAAAAGAAGAACTGTTCATAAACGTTCTTCATATATTCATCGGTCAGGCCAAAAAAAGTCCGCGGAGAGCGGCACCTCCATGTCCTGATCGAAATCACATTCTTGGCATTCAAATTTTTGTGTGAGATCCACATTCGGACATGCGAGGCTAAAAGCCAACCTCAAATGGCGGGAGTCCATCGAAGGAATATTCTCAATTAGATATTTTTTGGCTTCGGGGGAAGAGTCACCATTCACCGCAATTATAATATTTTCGAGTTGTCTGGTAACATTTTTTTCATATTCTCTTTTGCGATCTTTCTGCATCGCATTAAGAAACACTCCCTCGTCGTGCCCCGTCAACAATCGAAAAGTAACATTAATCTGCGTTCTCGGGAGTTCAACATCAAAGGTACCATTAGCATTATCTGTAACATTTAAAGTTTCCATTCTCTCTCCATGATAGAGAGTGGCGCTTCCTAAATTAAATTTATACTGCTGCTGTTCTCCACATGATGGGCACCTTACCTTGGTATCATATACGGATCCATATCCGGAGATTCTCATTGCCACAATCGCAGCGTTTCTGTCTCCCACGAGCATATGATCCGCATTAATTCGCTTATCCACAATAACATTTTGTAATACGCGATCTAGTGCTACACCCTTTTTTAAAAGAGTTTGCGATGTAAGGATATCCTCTTCTTTCGCCGTCATATGGCGAATTTCAATTGTATCCTGCCCATGAAGAGGGTGCCCTTCTGGATAATATTTCCCCTGCGATGGGAGTTCCACAAATTCCGTTGGCACTACGAAAGAGAATCCTCCGGAATTATCTTGGTTCAAATTGGCGTGGGGAGCTTCCACATTCGCATTGTGCGCTCCCATGCGCTCTTTATTTCTTGACAATATTCACCTCATTTGTCTTTGATAAATGTCTTTGGCTATTAAGGCGTGTCACCCCGTACCCGTCCAGAATGAATTGACAGCTGTGCCCTCCGCGGTGCTCATGCTGGCAATGTCGGTTGTAAGCTTCGCCCAATCGTATTTAAGAGTGACACTGAGTTCTGTTAAGTCATCATTTCCATAAGATAGGTCGCCATACTTAATATCACTAATGAATGCGTTATGGAGCGTCCACGATTCATACATTGTGGTGCCGAGTCCATCCATTTGTTCAATCATCACCATGCCCAAGGAGGCTACAGCCTGCGATTTGGTCATGGTGTTTAGAACCTCGTCCGTAATTGGCACCTCGTATCCGCCACCTTTAAATAGCCCCGACAATGAAGCAGCCATGGAGGGATCCGCAGGATCAACCATGGTGATGGTAATCTCGTTCCATGTTACCGTCCCGGGATAATAAAAAGTATGGTTTAAGTACTTATGTTCAGTTGCGGCTACTGTAAAAGAAGGCTTCGTGGCAGATTTTGCCCACCACAAAAACGAATCTTCGAGCCCGCCAAAGGTTACCCTAAATCTAAAATTTCTTTTAGGTTCGGCAATGCCGCCTCCTGCTAGGTCTTGTCCCCAAAATGCGCCCATGTCTTAATCTCCTCTTTCATTTCTAATTAGTAGCGCGGGGGAAAAACCCCCACTTCTTTTATTGATTGGTCATCTAGTCATCGAACGATGCGCCCGTTGACATAATCACGAAGTCAATCGCGATAAATTCAATTGCCCTTGCCGGCTTAACCATGATCTTCGCATACAGGATGTTCTGATCGATTAGGTCCGGTGTCGTCGTTGATTCATCAAGAATCAAACGATAATCCGTAATTCCATAGCCGGTCTTCACATTCGCAAGAAGGGGATCAATCAAGGCAATAAATCGCTTCCACGTATCTTGCACATTCTGTTCAAAGAGAATCCGAGAAGAGAGAATGGAAATCTGCTTCTTAAGGTAGATTACCAGTCGTCGGACGTTAATTCTATCTAGTGCCGACTGACGCTCTTGCAGAGTCTTCTGTCCGAACACCACAATACCAGTCGACGGGAAAGAAGCAATCGGATTAATATTTGCGTCATAGAGCGTGTCTCGATCCTTGGACGTTAGGCGCTCCGTAACTGACGTAACAGAAATTCCTGCGGCGCCATCAGTGAGGCCACCTCGATTAAAGCCCGCCGGCGCAAACCAAAGTTCGCTGGATTTCTGCGAACTCGCAAAAACCCCCAGCATCGCCACAGAAGGTGGAACCCACAACATCCGACCGGTGGGCTCATCTTTTGTCTGTACCCACGGATAGAAGGTGCAGCCATAACTCGTATCAAGCACTCTATTTTTCAAAGCCGTCGATGCAGCCGTGGGCGTTGTCCCAATCCGGCTAGCCTTGCTCGCATAATATGCCTCATGATCTGGAATATAGACGTTTGGAAGGTCAATGACGCCCAATGTATCTGCTCGTTCCTCGCACGTTCTTACTATGCGAGTTGTAAGCGAGTCCAGGGTCAACCCAGGCGCCACCAACATGTTCATGTCAATGTACTCGGGGTCAGCTACGGTATCAATTGCCCGCTTCCAGGTGTAATACTCGTAATCGTTAAGCTCGGTAGAGGTACCCTCGGTCATTCCGTTGTTATACAGTGGATCGGGCTTCAGGATGTTGAAACCATCAAATCCGCCCCAGAAAGGTGCCGTGAAAGCCCTTATGTTATCAGATAAGGTACTTGAATATGCTTGAGCATTACCAGCCTGACGTGAGCCCGAAGCCCAATGGTACATCCCGTTGGAATCCTTCACCAAATCATCCATACTGAACATATAAGCCCATGCCGAGGCGCCCGAAAGGGCACTCGGGTTCTGCGTCCCATAAGAAGTTGGATCATCAGCAAAACCGGCATATGGCAGTCTGTGAAAGTCTGCGATGCTGGGGTCGCTAACAGTAGAAGCTGCCGTCCGCGTTGTTTGCATTCCAAAGTAGGCTTTACCCTGATCGGTTAGTCCCCCATCAGAAGCCGAAATGCGCAGTCGCACATCCGGGAAACGAAGGGTGCCACTTAGAGGTCCAACGCTGGCTTCAAAGCCGGGCTGGATCACCCCTCCTGACAAAAGAGCGTTCGTATCGTTACCCAACAGTCCGGTGGCCGGATAATAAATGAAGGTATTGTTAAGTAGGGGCGCCGCGCCGCTTCCGGAGACCGTTCCCGTATCCTTAAACCTGGGGGGTCCAAAATATCCCCAAGGAAGAAGAGCCTCCGCGGTGGCACCGGCTTCAACATCAAGATTCATTTCAACATAAACAAATTTTGACTGGTTTGGGAATTCACCATATGTTTTCAACAATTTGTTGGTTGCGTCCCACTGCGCATACTGATCGCCAATTTTTTTAGCGATGAAGTTGGGAGATGCGGGATTCAAAGTGAGATTATCAAATCTTTCCATTACGCGCACAACGTTATCAGTATCAGAAATCGACCTAATAATTACAGAAAATGTGCCATAATCCGTGAGGGTGGTTGTCGATTTTCTAATATTTCCAATTGAGACCTTGCAATTTTTGTATAACCATGCGCCATGTCCTCGGCCTTTCAAGCGAAAGAGCTTCTGCTGTCCCTGAGCTTGAAAAGAGCCCGTAGTGCCACCAAGGTCCTGACCAATAAACCATCCGGCGACGGCTTCTCTGGATGCCTGACGCATATCAGACGGTCCCAGAGTGACGGTTTGATTTTGGGCAAGAGGCAGAATGACACCATGAGCAGCTACCCCCACAAGGCTCTTATCGCGGATATACTGTTCATATGTTTCGCCCAGCCAATAATCTTCCGCGGAAGCTGCGGGATAAAAAGCGCCTGCTGTGGTGGCTAATTGTGGATTAGTGTTAAAAACCTTTCGAACAAACTTGTCATCCAGAGCGTCAAAGTTAAATTTATAAGTTTTTGTACGCGCCGCGACCGAACTGGATAGAGTAATGCGGAAATGATTGGTAGAGTCACTTGAGATGACCTTGCCGACCCCAGATCCAGGCTGCTGGCCTGCGGCGCCCGTTGCAAACAACGTTCCTGATAGCGCAATAGAAGCTGACTGGTTTAAATACCAAACGGCGGCAAGGCGCCCATTCCCCAAATTGGCAGGCAGTCCCAGGGCGGAATACTGTATTGAAGCACTCTTAAACAGCCACAACCCATAAGCGCCGCCATTCTCTTTAAATTCGTTAGTGGGATCCTTGACAGTTTGCCAACCGGCTACTCCGGCGGCAGTAGCATTATCATCATCTGTCCCAAGAAGGCGAATATAAGTGAGGGGGGCAACATTTGCTTTTAGAAATGCTTTAGCCGCGAACGTCCCATACATGGGAGATTGAAAGTTGCCATCGCGATAAATATCACCACCACCTTTACCTGGCACCGTATCACCGAACATCCCCACAAAATCAGAATAAGAATTAACTTTTACCGGCTGCATTGCCAACCCACGGGTGGCGCGCCCAATGACGAGTGGCCCGAAGTTTTGGGCTGACTTGGGGATAAAAGAATTATCAATTTCATTGATAAACACCCCAGGAGATACGAATTTAAAGTTTTTTACTGACATATGTGGTTCCTCGCTTATAAATAATCGGATTTAATTGCGGTACAATCATAGTTTAAATAGTATTTTGAACTTCAAAAGGCGGGGGAATCCAGAAGAAAAGCGAACTTTCAGTTCAGGATGTAAAATTGATATATCCCGCGGGATCCTTGACGATTCCCTCTTGTGGATAAGTAATCTCCACAATATTTTCCTCTACACGTACAATGGGGCGATCATCATTCTCACCTTCGCCAATCAGATAGCCCAAAACTCTAATAGTTATCTCAGATGTAAATACTCTGGTCTCTTCTCCCAGGTTAGAAACATTATTATTGTGAGCAAACCCCTGCTCTATAAATGCCTCATATAAATGACCGTTTCGCCTCATTATAAAAGAATTTATTTGTCCAGTGCGAGTCAGAAAAGGAGCCAGCAGATCGTTCATTTGTTGCTGATATTCGCTTCTCAGAACAACTTTGTAATCTATATTGATATATACTGGAATGGGAATAGATAACGTTTTAATAACAATCTTTTTATTTATCCGCGGATAGTTGCGCTGGCTGGCGGCGCCAGTGTTGGCGCGTGTGCCGGAAGCTACCGCAAAATTACGAGTTTTATCCTCCACGATCCTCTTGGCTATAACCCATCGACCAGTTCGGCCGGGCTCATCCTTAGAATACACCTGCGCTTGAAAGCCCCCCTTGCGCTCAGGGTCTTTCGTGATCCCCGCTCTTTCTACACTGATTAAAGGAAGCTTGAGGGCGCCTCCATCGTCTCGGAGGGCCTTGGAGTGTTTAACCTGATAAGAGCGCTCTGGTGCCTGCCACAGAACCGGCACTGTTTTAAATCCTTCATTTGTTTGGGTACTTAAGCGCAAATCGTCTTTTACCCAATTCACGAATGCCTGGTCTATATCTTCGATTGTAGATGCAAGCATCCCTATTTCTTTTAAATTATAATTTGTGCCTGCCGGCAACATTGCAAAATCAAAATTATCAGGTAGCATCAAATAGTCCCTGCCTCGCTCTCATGCATCTTGCAGAAATTTCAAAAGTCTGGTTGGCTTGCCCAAATAAGAGCTTAGGTTCTGCTAATTTAACTATCTCGTAATAATATTCTCCGTACAAAACAAAGTCGCCTTCGCGAACATACATATTTTGATCTTCTTCCAATCTTCTCTTATGAAAATGGACATTAATCTCCCACGTCATGTCAACTCCGGCACTTTCGAGATAATCCGTGGAGAAATCAGTAAATTCAACCAATGCATAAACTCTTACGGGAGGCAAATATGTTTTTTCAATTGCCTCTCCATATAGTTCATGAAAATTTGTTCTTTCAACATCTATTGGATAATATAAAATTTGCTGGCCAATGACTTTCTCTATTAATTCGTCATTAACCTGTTTAACAAGATTTCTCTCCTTCTCACCGAAGAAAAGCGGAGGAGGTGGGGCAGCGGGTCTTTTCCATTCATTTTTTGCCATTCATTTATTATCCTACAAATATCGGAAGGGGGGTGGCTTTAAACGTAGTTTGGGTAGCCTCTGCCATTTCTGCGTCAGTCTTGGCCAATTCTGGATAGGTGACAGAATCAAGAATTTCCATTAGCTTATCTTTAAGTTGGGCTTGTTCTTCTTTCGCCTGTGAGAGCAATTCGGAATGATTTAACGTAACACTTTCGCCGGGAATGGGCATCGTAGTAAACTTGCCGCGAATTTGCCCCAACATTTCCTTGCAGAGCGCAAGGGCATATTTTCTAATCCACTGCTTTCCTATGGCATTAATATTTGCATACGGAATATTATCAAAGGGAAGAGTGTTTAAATTATTTATACCCTCCCTGCCATCATCATAATTAGGATTCTTATCCCAAGCATTTTTAAGATCGACATAAAACTGTACCCAAATGCGATCTGATTCTTCATAACCCCAATAGCTCGGTGTGGGAAACAGCCTCAACATATTATCTTTAAGCTCGTAAGCGTAATTTGAAGTGCGCGTGACAATAGAATCCTCATACATTATTGCCTGCATCTTATTTTGCCATGTCGGAATAATCTCAAATGTTGAATCATCTGCAAACTGTCCATATGTGGAATAGTTGCCGACAACCCCAACACCCCCATAATATCCATAAAAACGCCACATTGCGCGGGGTGAACGAAAAAATACTTTTGTAATAATTACCCTTTTGTTTTCGACAATGCCGGCATATGGGACGGCCGTACCACCATCATCAGTTCCGGTGCCTGACGCGCTCGAAATGATGGTTTGCAAGTCATAATCTTGCTGGTCCTTCACGGGCTTAAAAGAGGCCGAATAAATACGAGTGGTACCCCCGATGTTACCCAGCGTCCCGGCGGCATCTCCAACATTGCGCGCTGTAGATACCTGAAATCTTGGATATCTCAGGCTGGCACTAACCGGGCCCGTTACCAAATTGCCTCTATGGTCAAACGTACCGGTTTGATTACCTAAGACATTTGGTAATATATTCTTTCCTTGGTGCAGGTTAACAATATAAGAATATTCCAGCACAGCCTCTTCATACGCCGAATAGACATTCCCAGGAGTTAATTCAATGTCTACAACATCGCCCCCAAGCTTCTTATATACATAATTGACTTGTAATGATGCGCCACTTAAGAAATCGGCGGATCCCGTGTATATTCCAAACGGAACTGTGGCAGCAACCAAAGCTGCACTTCCTGTCGAGGTCAATACTACTGTGCTGGTGTTTGATTTAGGATTTAAGGCTTGCGTTGGCATTCAATGGTTCTCCCGCTGATGTAATTAGTTTATA